CCGTCCCTGCCGTAGTCACGTTACCACTGCTGTCTATAACTTCGGTATTTACTTCCCCCGTTAAACCCGACGCAGCCGCACCTACCTCAAATCCACTTGTGGACTTTATAGGCCCACTATATCTTGTTCTTCCCATTGTTTTCTCCTATCAGCTTTAGCCAGTGAGGGGGCCGAAGCCCCCATCACCAACAGGATTTAGCTCACATTGTGCCCGAAGAGCCACCGCCAGTCCTTCCAACCGTATGCTACTCTGAAGTAAACAGAAATCTTGTTAAGATAAGTCTCGAAATCAAACGCATGGTTAATGTCATCGTTGATACGATTTATCCACAGCAAGTCCTTCTTCATAGCATTAAGGTCCACAAGGAACCAGTTGTTACTATCGTAGTCACCAAGCCTAAGATAAGGTATAACCTTATACCTACGGTAATCCATGTTAATATTGCCGTCGGCAGTGTTATAACTCTTAGGCGTACCTACGATTTCCTCTGCAGCGTCCACAAGGTCATCAGGAACTATCAAGGCAAGACTATCGCTAATCTCAATCCTCTCAGATATGTCGTTCCTAAACTGCCGCATGAGCAACCTAGTTGCAGCCACAGCAGTCTTACTAAGAGCAGTAGTACCGGCGTTATCGAAACCACTAGCCGTACTAGTTCCTGACTTAGTGCCATGTGAATCCGAACAGAGAGACACCCCTTCCTCAGAAGTCATAAAGTCATAGGCAGAAGAGAAGGCGTTTGCAAAAGCACGAACACCCAACTTCTCCTTAACTCTATGTGCAGATTCTACTAGAGAAGCCGCCATGTTCTCAAGAACAGCATACTTCTTGTCATCCATTAATTTACGCTCTACCTGAACACCACCGGCATATTCCTTGGGTTCAATCCTGGTATAAAAGCCAGGAGCCACAGGCAGATAAGAAATCTTGCCATTAAACTCAGGAACGTCGGGTAGCGAACCTATGTTATAAAATTCCTCCCAAGCAGAGTCGGAACTCATAACATTGTAAATCTGCGGAATCATGGACGACAGTTCTTTATACTTATTCTCCTCAACAAGGCGGAGTCTTTTGTCTAACAGTCGAACAAATTCAGACCGAACTATAGGGTTTCCCATATTGTTTCACTCCTTTCCTTATTGGGTTACGCTCTCTTCAAGCAAAAATGGTCCAAGTTAAACTTGAAGTAAACGTGCTCCTTACCTGCGGCACTGAGGTCTAATTTTATCACGTCAACCCCATAATAGTCCGTAGTAAGTGCAGCAGCACAATCAATGTACATAGACTCCCCGTCGAACTGAGCCCGGGAAGGCCCAAGAGGTCTAAGCCCATTGACTCGAACAAGCTTATCCCCTACAGCTACATCATAGGTTGTAGGCTTATCCCACGTTACTGCCGTTGTGCTAGTGTCATCAGTAACCCTATATGCACCGGCATTAGCCCCGGTCCTGAAATAAACGGTTGCAAGGACGGCAACACCTGCCACATCCGCAGCACCCGCTGAACAAGTTGCGGCAACTCCGGTTGTAGAGCCTGTCGTTACCGTCCCAACAGTGGGAGCAGTACCAACAGCCGCATTGTATATAGGGCCTTTAAGTACAGTATTTGAATCTATCATGGCAACTTCAACCATAGCCACCTTATCGCCACGAGCCCATACACCTTCGTGCATGACAAACTCAGTGGTCGAGCCATGAGGGGTAGCATCTGTTATTTTGTTAGCCTTGTAGGTCGAATCATAGGCGGGTTCTTTAAGGTTAGTGCCTATAACAACACCAAAGGGAACAACCTTCCCTGTCGTATCGTTTGCACCGGCTCCTGCACCTATGGGGGCTGCACCTTCGTTGCCCTGACACTCTACAATCTGACCGACATAGAGGGTATCAGCGTCAACTATAGGCAACCACAGAGACCTAGGACTACCTTCAACAACTTCGAATCCCATAGTATTTAACTCCTTTCAATATATTCCTTTCCAGTTTAATGAGCCACAAAGAGGACAACCGTTTCCTGATACAGCCTTAAAAGTATGGCTGATAGTCTTAGGGTTGCCGTTTGAATCTAGCTCCATTAATACATACTTGGCTACGGAGCCTCTGTCAATACACAGACTACTTTTAGTGTCTGTTGGTTCAGAGGGAGTAGGGGCTTCCTCATGTACTAATCCGCTTCGGCTACTGGAGCCACCTAAAGCGTCCCGCCCTTCCTTACAAATAAACCCACAATACCAGCATTTGAAAAGTATACCGAAGTCCTCCCCATTGCCTCTCGTTTTGTTGCCACGAACAGGGATGGTACGAGCTTCCTTGGGTATTTTCTTGCTTCCGTAATTGGGTCCACGCATTTATATGCCTTTAGTTCTCAAAGTGGCAGAAGGCACAGTGAGAGCATCCTTAACATCAGCCTCACTTAGACCAGATTTCCTAATAAACTCCATAGTTTCTGGGTCAAGAGTAGGCATAGTCCACTCATTATTTTTATTTGTAGTTTCTCCACCGACACTTGTGGGTAGTTTATTCTGATTTCCTTTAAGAGGGTTTACTTTACCTGATACTCTCTTTTCAAGCAAAGAGTTTCTGACTCTGAGGAAATTTATCTGTGCCGCAAGTTCTGGGTCGGAAGCAGTCTTGGGGTTTCCTGCTTTATCAAGTTCTTCTATAATAGAATTAAACTCAGTTTCCTCTAACTCTGCTCCAGCTTTCATTACTCCTCGTGCATAAGCCTTTCTGAAATTTTCTTCCTTGTCCTGAGTTTCTTTCTGCTTCCGTTCAAAGTAATTCTCAAGTGCAGTCTTTAGAGTAGAAGCAGTAACTAAATCGTCTCCGGCCTCTTCGTATGTGGGCTCTCCTGTACCTTTAAACTTTTCTAACTTAGCCTCCAACCTAGACATAAACTCACTCATGTCCTCTTCCATTCTTGCGACCTTTCTCCCTAGTTTAGAACGGTCGGAGTTATCCACAGGCTCTGCGGGAATTTCTTTCTCCGGCGAAGGCGTGGGTTCCTCTGGTCCTTCCGTAGTTTTGATGTCGTCTGTCATTACTCGTTACCTCCGTTTAGGGTTTTTGTGTAGGTATCAACTCTATGACACCATACGTCTAGTATAGACTTAAGAACTCGGTATTCTGCTCTATCTCTTTCGTCAGCCTCCTCGTTTATAATTTTAGTTAGAATACTGTCCATTTTATCTATGGAATCCTTTAACAAAAGCTGTCCTACGTCCGAGGCTAAAGCGTCAACAAACTTGCTTTGCCTAGAAAACTCTGCTATTATTCTATTTCCTTTTCTGTGGCCATACTTACTGAGTATGGCTTTTACTAGCTCTATGTTATTTAAATTAGCCACCCATCATCCCCCTTGCCTGGGCTTCCATGCCTTGTTGGGGAAGGCCATTCTGATTAGAGGGGGCAATTTGGTCTGCACCCTCTGGGTTGCCACCCTGCGGTGTTATAGGCTTCTGAGGGTTAAGAAGTTTATTGGAGAAGTTTACAAACTCATCCCCCATGTATAAGAATATTTGACTCATAATATAGTTAATAATATTTACTATGTCTGGGTGCTGTATCTGGGCCACATAACTTAACACCTGTGTCCACATCTTAACTTTATTGCTCTTAGAAAACTCTGATTCTATAGACTGAGAAACAGGTTTATAGAAATAATCTTTAGACGGGTCAAAGTTAAACACCTTTTCCCCCATAAGTTTTTTACCTGTCTCTGGAGCCGCAAAACTCCAAGTCATTTGTAGAATCATATTATATAACTCTGATAAAAATGTATTTTCAAAAGTAAGCGACTTATAGTTAGTTCTTATATTTGTTCTGTGCTCTGCTCCCGCAATAGCTGTAGCGGTTGTACTGGCTTGACTAGGAAGTCCCCCCATAGAGGGAGGATGTATGGCATCAAGTTGCTGCATTTTGTCTATGAACATAGAGGCTTGAGCTAAAGCCCCTTGTATGTTGTCACTTATCTGAAGCTCTACCAACGAATCTACGTCATCAAGAGGAATCTTGTGACCAGGCTCTATAAATATATCGGGGTTATCCTCAACTTCATACCTTTTTACTTTAAGGGTAGGCATGGTAGCCAGCATAACCCTGTCGTTACTTACGTTTATTGTATCATCTAAAGCCAACTGAAGCTCTCTAGCGTATTTACCGTCTCCGACACCCCCGTCATACGCAGGATGAATATAACATAAACCTCTTATTACAGGCTTATAGGGGACTTGGTTCCAATCAACAAAAGGAGTGGGCTGAAACCTTATAAGAATAGGAGTATTTCCCACTAAAACAAAAGTTATAATAGTTTCTAAAAGCTCTGCATTTTCCTTTATCTCCCCAAACGAGTCATAACCAGATTTAATTTTTATTGGATACCCGTTCTCGTTAGTTTCCTCCACAGTACACCAGAAGGACCCAAAACGCTCCAAGACATCAAAAGGTTTATTAATCTCGCTGACAGGTTTAACTTCTCCTATGTGAGAACCAGAGGGGTTGTTGTAGGAAGTGCTGGATGTTTCTGTCTCCATTGGAGCTATTGCTGTTTTAATCTTATCTAAATTAAAATAACCTCTGTCTCCTGCCTCTTTCCTTAGTTGGTCTAAACTCTTCTCTGACCTTATTATAACCCAGTCTTTCTGCTGAAGAGAATAAACATATTTGTTATCCATAAAAACATTAGAAGGGTCTACTATATCATAATTAAATCTGTCTATTATGGGAACTTCTTTTGTAACAGGTTCCTCTATAGCCCTAACAGCTTTTACTTGATTCTCTGGGTCTGTTATAGCTTCCCCAAAAATATCTATGCCAAGTTCCTCATATTTAGTCTCATATCCAACTACTTCAGGTCTTGACTTCTGTTCCCACCAACAAATAGCATAAGTCCTACCTAGTAACTGACTTATAATCTTTGCTCGAAGGTATTTCTGATAATAGTATAGGTGTCTCTGATTAAGGGTGCGATTTATTAGTTCCTTAGACGCTTCGGCATTTGCTTTAGCTTCGTCGCTCTCGTCTTCCAAATAAGCCTCTACAAAGTCTCTAGTCTGAAAATACTGGTTAGCGTCTATAGCAGACTGAGTTAAGACGTGAGAAACAAACTCAGGTATGCGAATATCAGACATCCAATCGTATTGTTTAGCTTCTCTTTCTGAATCAATTAAGTCGAGATATTGACTATATTCAGTAGATTCAGAGTCTCTGTTGTCTTTAGCCCTAGTATACTCTTCATACACTATCTTTTTGGCTATTATATCTTCGCCTATTATTTCAACCATGTTAATTCACCTTAAATGCCGGAGCGGGCATAAACCTCTTTAATACTGTCTTGCAATCTGGGCACTTCAGTTTCTTGTTAAGGTCTTTCAACGGAACATGAACATCCCAAGTTGAATTGCATTTCTTACAGAAGTAATCGTACCTAGGCAAATTAGTTCCTCCTTTTGAAGTAGTCGGCTACCTGATTTTCATTAATGAATTTTGTCGGAGACCTAAAGGCAGGTTCTTTAAACGCCGCCTCCCACACCATATTGAAGTGGCTCCACTTTTGTTCAGGTTTATTTTTAGCGTCTTTCTTGGTATTGTCTCCTGTACTAGCCCACTCTTCCCATCTCCAGTTGTGCATAGCTTTTATAGAGTCCTTACAGTTACTTAGTACCCAAAGGGTAGGAAGATATTCTGTCCTTCCGTTTACTGTGGTTCTATTGTTAAATGGCCTCTTAGTGGTAATAGAGTTTTTTAATCTCTCTCTTAGGGCATCTCTTCCTCTCTCCCCGTGAGTATCCCATACGTCCCAATAAGACGAAGTTCCTATTCCCTCTCTTGAAAGATTTCTGAACTCTTCATTCAAATCATC